GTGGAAACTAAGATTAGGAAATCAAAGCAATTAACAACACAGTAGTAACTGTGTCTCTACGATCTAAGTTAATTTTAAGAATTAATAGGCGGTTCTAATTAAGAGCGCGACTCTACCAATGGGTCTTTCTCCCACCGGATGTGTCCTACCCACGCTCAGCCTAAGGTTGAATGTTGGGAAGTGTACGATTTTGTGGATAATCGGAATACGTTGGGGCTGCATCGCCATCCGTTAGGGTGTCAAAATAAGCCACAGGCATTCCAGCAAAGCCAGCAAAGCGCGCACCAGTTGAAGGACGACGCCAGATTTGAAGACGCACGATTGCGTCTGTTTCATCAGTTGAATCTGGACGATAAATAACCAGGAAAGACGTAATATTCTGTCCCGTGGGAAAATCGTTTTCCGACTGATGTGGTGATACTGCATAGCGCATCACAGGGTAGAATGGAACACGAATGTTACCATTCCAAGGCATTATTCCACTAGTTATAGGAAGACAAGAATTAACAGTAAATGAATCACTAGGACGAGCTGCGGCTGTGGAGCCCAGGCGTCGAGGAAACAAATCACCTTCGATAAATGGAAGTGGCAATTCTGAGACAAGGTTCTCAGGATTCGCTAGACTTGTTCGTTGATTAATCATTGAAAAGGCACAAAATCCAACATCATTAGTATCGGTGGACATAATTACGGTAAAATCAGTGTCACCACGATACATGGTGTAAAATTTTTGAAAGAAATCAGCTATGTTAGCATTTCCATCATTGTCTACATAAGCAAGTGGATAGGGAAGGAGAGGAATGAAGGCTCGCTCTCCTTTTGCTAGTTTAACTACAGTACCAGATACAGGAGTTATACGATGCATTAAATCCATAAGGGATGAAGGATCCTTAGGGATTTTTGTTGTTGCCAGTGGTACGACTGCAGGACGACTATGTTCGTCACTTGCAGTAACACTGGTCTTTTGGGTTGTTAGGTTAGTTACGTTTGTTGTAGCTGAGGTGGCATGACCAACGACAGAATCACTAACACAAGAAGGAATTGGTTTAGGAATGAAAGTTTCAAAGTTCTCCCATTTCATAGCAACAGTGATAGTTGTTTTCAGAGGCGCAGTTGTAGGTTGTGAAAAAGGAGTAATCATACCAATAATAATGCCACCAGAATAGTTATTATCATTAGTCATTGTGAAGTATTCAAGAGGATATTGATAAGGAATATACAATTCTACAGGATCGTTACTTGATAAATCAAACATAACATGACGAAGAGTAAGAAGACGAGCTATTTGAGCTGGACTCAAACTTGCTCCATAATCTTCACCAAATGGAACCCAAGCCATTATACCCAAACCAGCTGAATAAGCCCCAACAGTAGGTTGAACACGTACACGCAAATCACCTCGGAAATACTTTCCAGTAGTTCCAATCAATTTGGCTTGTGCTCTTAGGGTATCAGTAGCATGAGCTATTTCATCAATTATGGTAGTTGCAGGTAGAATATTATAAGTTTTATACACGAACCATTTAGAAGCTAGACTAGTTAATTGAATGCTAGGAACAGGTGAATTAGCTGGCCCACGAAGCATATTGATAACTTTGGCACCAGGAGTGTCAGCAATTTTCTCAACTTTAGGTTCAGCATTTTCAACAACAGTTCCAGCTACATTATCAGTAGGGGTATCCTGAGCTTGATTATTCACAGGATCGGCTTGTTTAGGAGTTGGTGAAATCAGAGTTTGCATACCAGAAGTAGCACGACCACTTACAATACGGCGAGTAATAGGATTGGATTTAGGTGGACTAATAACAATTACACTTGAATCAACACTTGGACGACGTTTAACAGAACGTTCAATAAAATTTTCCATTTTCTTTGCAGTAGCATTCCAAAAATAAGATAGATTAGGAATAGGTTCAAAACGATGGAAAGTGAGGTCACTTCCACCACTATAAAAAGGTTGAATAATAGGATTACTAGTATAAGGTATATTGACCCCTCCTAAAGGAGTTGCAATGTAAACATAAAGATAACCATTTCGAATCAAATTCCAAGGATCAGGATTAGTTTCAGAATCTTGTTCAACAGCCAAATCAGGACGCATTTTCCAGCGATAAGCATTAATGTCTGGAGTTTCCAGAGTAATTTGTCGAGTACTAGAATCAAAAGTAACATAAACACCAGGATGTTCAATAGCAACATCGTAGCTAGGTGGAGTAGAAGGAGCTTTATCATACCAATAACAAAAGAATAGACGAATAGTACTTTCTCGAGGAGCAACATATTTAAATAGAAAGCGTTGTGAACCATGCCAAAATGCATGGAGATAACCTAGAAATTCTACAGTAGATAGTTGAACACCAACACCATTATTAGGAGTAATAACTTGTTGGAAAGGACTCATAGGATAAGTAGCAAGCAGAGTACCTTCACCAGCAGCAGGATCAATGCTCAAAGGAGGCAAATAATTAAGACGCGACTTGAAGTATTCAAAGCTCATTTCATCAACGGAGGTTTGGAAATGGTGTGAGTGGGCTTCAGTACGACGACCACCATTGTCATCCAAAACAACTTGAAACTTTTGATCGTTCAAAGCTGGAAGAATGAGTTCACCATTTCGGGTGGTGATTTGTGGACAAGTAGCACTACAAGCCATACCAAGTACTTCAGGAAGAAAAGGCATTACTTCACTGATAATCTGTGGTGGTTCAAAACCACCCATCATACCCATTACAGTCTGCATTGATGGAATACCAGGATTGGAAGCAGAATGCATATCAGAAGTATCAGTAGCACCAAGATCTTTTCCCAAACCGCTAATCATGTTACCAGTTGCATGACCAATGACAGGGCCACTCTCAACATCAATAATGTACACATTTCCTCGGTAAATAATTTCTTCACCATTGAAAACAGCAGTACCCCAAGCATCAGAGACAACCATAGAGATGGAGGTGTCTCCTTCTTGAATATATTCAGTTGAAACATATAGACGAGGAAAATCATCAATATCATCAGTATGATTGCTAATGGAGTAACGTTGGCCTCGATAGACCAAGTAATCACCACAGGCATTGAAATGACGACAAGAGGTTGTTTTCCAAACAATTTCATATTCTTGAGGACAATCAACGAAGCAGGAACGGAACATTCGTAAAATAGGAGCAGTAGGAGGCAAATCAAAACGAACACGCTCATTAGTTTGAGGATTGGTAGGAACCAACATAAAAAGACGATTATTTTGAGGAAAGGGATATTGAAAAGGTTCTTCTTCTTCCCAAGGTAAATCACACAGCAAAGTTTCAATATACAATTGACCATCAGAAATGGCAGTAGAACTAATCATAAAACCACAATTCGTGTCCTGAAGACACGATGAGGTTTCCATTTCTTCTTCAATAGGCAATTCAAAATCAGGATCAGTTGGAAAATTAATGTAAGGAACTTCAGAATCTGAGATATTTTCATTAAAGGTACCAGCATAAATAAAACCTTCTTCATTTTCATCTTCACTTTCAGGTTCATCAACATAGAAAAATGGTTGAGGAACCCAGGGAATTGATATAGGTTCCCCTGAGAACATAGAAGCTAAAAGAGTGGCATGAGCCACAACTTCTTCACTTTCTTCGACTAAATCTTCATAATCATTAACAGCTTTATCAGAAGCAGACATTTGATCAATTTGTTTTCGAGTAGCACAGCCAATAAGAATAGTAGATTCAACTCGCGGTGAGTTTTCAATGCGAACACAAGACATTTCGGAGTAGGGTTGTAAATCCTTTGCAGTGGTAGTTTTTCGGTACTCAGGGACAGCGGTTCCGGTAGTTTCATCATCTTCAGGCACAACGGGTCGCAGTGACCTTGGGTGTAGGAAACGATACATGATTTCATCATAGGTAAATAAATCGGCATCACGGTTTGGTACAACACGCAAGAAATATGCACGTTGAACATCGAAACGAGGCTCATCATCTGGAATCTGACCATTATGATAGTTCCTTCCAGTAAAGAACGACCATTGTAAAGCAGAGTTAATACATTGAATCAAACCTTCTTGACTATCATCAACACAATAGGATAATTGATCTAATAAGGTATGAAAAGTAACAAAAGGAACATAAGCACGAAGCTCATTACTCCACAAGATTTGTTTCTTGCAGAAAGTAACTTCTTGTTGTTTAACATAATTAGTAGGTTCTTCATCTTTCTTAGCAGGAGTAATATTAATATTCATAGTTTTAAGATAAGCTTGACAATCAAAGAAACCAAAATCAAGACCACTCTCAGGATCAACACTAAGAACAGTGTCATCACCGTTAAATTTGGTCATAACGGCATTAATGTAATCACGAGGGTGAGCAGCAGGATAAGCATTCTTAAAGCAAGCAGCAGCATAAATACAAGCGAAATAGGTGTTAATATCAGTGGTTCCAGCCATCCCAGAAGGATTGCCATGTTCACGATGATAAACAGCACCATTAACTAACATATAACTACGACACATAGAAGCAATATAAGCATAAATATATTTATGAACACTTTCTTCATAATAACGACAACAGTGACGATAATAACTATAATGCAATTGTTGCACACTACAAGCTTCCATAGCTTCATAATCTAAATCAACAATATTTCGATTAGTAACAACGTGATTAAAAACTAAATCCCATTCAATAGAAGCGGGATCCATACCAACAGTAGAAGGAGTACTAATAGGATCATTATGTTTAAAAGTCATACATGGTCCCATGACCATGGTTCCAAAAACTAACCATTCAAAAGGGCTAATCTGGAAGGTCCTTGTTTTTCGAGCAAGGATCTTGATCAACTTCAAACATTCATCTTTAGTACAAGGACGAATCAAAGCAGGAGGACAAACACCAGAATCAATTAAATCAAACAACATTTTCATACGCTCAGCAAGAAGAGGATGTGCAGAATAAGTCTGATTAACAGAATCGAAAATAATTAGATCTTCTCTTTTCCACCCTTCCCAACCAACTCCAACAGAGGCTTTGTTAGGAAGAATAGCAAGAGCTTGTTCCAATGTATACATCTGAAGTAATTTTTGAGGACGAGGAAAAACTTTATCACTAACAATTTCAGCAAATTTCAAGTGAGCAGCAGGCATATCATGACGCATTTTGGAATATTTCTGTTCCATAATGGGTATAACTGAAGCATCTAATATAGCAGGTTCAGTACGATGAGGATATTTAGGATTCATATCACAGAAAGGAGTTTTCTTCAAGCGAGTTTTGGTTGCTTGAACCATATGAAGACTAATAGTACCAACAGGACTAAAACCTTCAGGAACAACAGCTTTTACATTTGGTTCAAAACCAAGATTGGCATAAAAACCAGTAGCAACAGCCTGTTGCATATCCATAAACTCCATTGGTGGTTTCTGTAAATGAGTATAAATATCTTGAGTAATACGACAAAAATCAGACATTCCAAGGGGATTGTTAGCACAGTGAATTCCCACGATTTTTGAGGAACCATGGGTCATCATCCAGGTAGGAAGACCACAATCACCCTCAGCACTAGGTGTATCATAACGAACAGTATTAGCAATAGATAAATTAATAAAATTACTATATTTAACAGCACGATTAAGTGAAATAACACGACCACAATAGTTAACAGTTTCAGGATTAAAGCGAGTAATAGTTTGAGCAGTTCGCAGGTTATTGATATTTTCTTCAGCAGATAGAAAATAACCTTTAATTGAACGAAAACCTTGCAAAGGAAAATGCAAGCGCACAATCAACAAGTCATCATCACGACCACGAGGCCAAATCATATTGTTTGCATTAACTTTCAAAGAAGTAGGTGAAATACCAGCAAGAGGATCAAAAGTAAGAATTAAATCAGAATCTAAAACTAAATTACCGGTTGGTTGACGAAACAAATGTGATAAAACAAGAAGATGTTGGCAATCCAACATCAAACCAAACATAATACAATTACCAGACATAACTCTAACAGTATGTTTATGTAGCATAGTAGCAAAAGCCAAATCATGATCTTGCTTGCCAGTAGCTCCAGCTTGCACAGCTGGCCCAGTACGAGCAAGACGAGCTTTCTTAATAGCATTTTCCATTTTCTTCATACGAGTAGCATAAGTAGCATAACCAGCTTCAAAAGCAGTATCATCTTTCTTCTTATCTTTATCTCTAAAATAGTTATAAATAGACACTCCTAGAGAGGTTAAAGCAAAAACAGCAGGAACAGCAATTCCGCAAGCAATAGCAGCTTTATACATAGGACTAAGCAAAATTTCTTCTTTCAATAGTTCTTTTTCAGGATTTTCAATCTTTTTACCATAATGATTTTCGAAAAATTTCTTTGACAAATCGAAATGATTATCACGCATAGTTTTAATTTGTTTTCCTTTCACTTTAGCACTAAAGTGAACGAGTTCAAGAACTTGAGAATAAGTCATTTCTTTTGGATTATAATTAGGAAACATAGCTTGAGGAAAACGTGGATCAATATGATCCAAAATACCTTGAAACAAATTAAGGGAGCCTTGATTAGCTCCAGCTCCAGCAAGATTAGGATTAATAACTGCAAAGCGTAAATGAGGACAGGCAGCACGATACTGTTCCGGAATAGTCATAAGAGTATGCATATTACCAGAAACAGTACCATCAAAATCAGCAGTACGAGTAAATTCCATTCCTTGATCACCTTCAATAGGATGATAGATATAGTCATAAGGACCTTTATATAAATAAGCATATAGCATCAGATCACGACGTGCCCATAAGGCACTATTATTATGAAAACCAGGAAATGTAGGAAAAGCTTGATTAGAGGTTCCAACTACAGCAAAAATATTGCGAACAATATCTTTCTGTTCAATTGAAGCCATTTTGGGGGTAAAACCACCATTAGCAACAGACATAATTTCTTCCACTTGTGATTGATTACATTCATCAGTAGAACCGAATAATTCAGGATAATGGATAACACTTTGATTACGCAAACCTTCCATAAAGGAATCACTACCACGAGTATAAACATCATATTCAGTCCAGTGACCACGATAAGAACTAGCTAATTGATGGCAAATTTGTTCAGCACAAACAGTTTTGCCACAACGAGGAACACCACAAATATACAACATAAAAGGAGTAGCACCAGTACAAATATTAGCCATACGGGCAACAGCATCATTAAGTGCATTACGAAAAGGGACAACATGGGCAGCTTCAACATGAACAACCCATGGTTCAGAACATTTAACACGACAAAGTAATTCAGCTTCTTGTAGAATACGTTTAGCTTCTATAATAAAGGGAGGAATAGGTTCTTTTAATAATTTGGTCATACGATCCATTTTAGCATGGATACGCTTCCAACCACTTTGGTGAAACAAAACAGGTAAGACTACATCAGGACAAATAGAAAAGATTTTCTCTTGAATAAACAAAGGAAATAGACTAAACAAAAATTGAAGACCAGTTTGTAGACTAGAAACAGCATAATATAAATTAGTAATATCAGTCAAACCAGCGCGTAAGGCAACTATTCCAAAGGTTTCTTTAAAATAATCCATAACATTATGGAAAAACGCTTCAGATTTACTATTAGATTTAGGTAAAGGAATAGACATCATTATACCAGTTCCA